GCTTTTTGTCTCCTAGCTTTGTCGATAATTGCAACCATTAAGCCCTGTTTAAATGCTTCTTTAGCATCATCCGGCAATTTTTCAAAATCAATAGCAATCTGGTCTACGTTTTTGCTAGTCCCTAGAGCCAATCTGCCTTCCGCAAACTGCTCGGCGTTACGCCGTACAGAGGCAGCCTTGCTTCTTGTCGCCGCCATTTCTGGGCTAAAGTCATCTATCAAAAATCTCAGTCGCTGCGCTGCTTCGGCGGTATCTTGGGCTAATGGGCCTCCTCTGATTCCGCTTTTTGGTTCACCCTTTGTGAACAATGCGTTTGCGCGTCGATCCAGTATTTGTCTGGCAATTTCTGCGTCTTGTAAGCTGGGCGTTCTATTCAGAATAACATTTCCGGCATCGTCTTTACCAAATAACTGAACAGCTTTTCTTCCTCTAAATACTTTGTTTAGTGGCTGTATTATTTCTGGGAACCTCTGAGCAAGATCAAGTAATTCATCAGCTATTGAGGACGGCACTTCTGGGTAGAGAGGATAAACGCTTTCATACATATCGTTCTCTGTTTTTTGCAACGCCTTAGACTCAACCTCTTTGGTTTTTAAAATATTGACATCTGCACCCGGGGCAAGCTCCTCCCTAAGCCCGCTCATAGCCTCAGATTCTCTTCGCCGCGCCTGCTCTTGCATACGAGTTAAGGCTGTGCGACCAGATACGCCACCGTCTGTAACGTAGTTTTTTATTGCCAATTGCAAGGTTTGGTTTTCAGCCATCATTCTTCCACTGGCAACATCCTGCACAATCTCTTCCGCAGACTTTCCTGTAAGACCCTGCAGCCTCATTAACTCTGCTTGCACGGCATTGCTAGCTTTATCGCCCAGCTTTTCTCGCGTGAAATTAAATAAACCAGAGACCCCGCCGGTCAGCCCCCGCATTGCAGCTTGGCCTGCCGGAGCAAAAACCGCCCCCGCAGCGCCAGATGCCGCTATCTCTGGAACGGCCTCGGCTAACGTATCCGCTTCGCTGTATCCATAGCCAGCTGCCAGCCCCTCTCCAAGTCCCACGCCTGCCGTGCGTAACAATGTCGCTGCCGCAGTTGGCGCTCCAATTCCGGTTGCAGCCATGCCCAAAGACGGCAAAAACGCGCCTGCCACCTCGTAGGTAAGCGCCTCTCCGGGGTTGGCTTTTTTATACTCAGCTAGCTTTCCTCTCAATTCGTTACGGATGTCTTCGTACTCGCGGCCCCCAAAACGCTCGGGAATAACGCTGCGAACAGCGGCCTCTATCTCATCTGCAAATCCCAGTGTTGCCCCTTGCGCTAACGTCCTAAGCCTTTGGGTTTCTACTGGCTTTCCTGCACCTCGCACCTCATCAAGCAATGAGCGCAGCTGGTCATCAGACAGGCTTGAAAGATCAGACATTATTGAAGACCCCTTCGTCTTGCTTCCGCCTCTACCCTTTTCTGAAATTCATCATTGGTTTCGCCCGGGTTGCTAAAAGGCACTGAAGCAGTTTGCCTGATTGCCTCGGCAGGTTTACCTCTATACCTAATCACTGGGAAGTAGTCTGCTAAATCGGCATCGGGAGGTAGATAAGGAGACAAAAAGCGCGTAAATGGCTCTTCATAATTCTGAATAAATCCTTCCTCTGCTCCAGAGTATAGTCTTTCAGCCCTATTTACAAAATCTGCTCTTTGCTGTGGCAAGAGTATTTGCCCATTCTGCAACCTTTGGATGCCAAGTACGATTGGAGCAGGCACCGTGGTTCCGCTTTCTTCCGCTTTAGTTAGCCAAGCTGTTGCTTGCTGCGCTGTTCTAAATTCGCTCTCTCGAACAACAGAACCCGGATCTAATAGCTTCATGTAATTAAAAATTAATGCAAGATCACCTGCTGGGCTTGGGTCTTCAGCGGAGTTAATGACGCGCTGATATGCGCTTACTTGTTTTTGAAAGTCCTTTACTTGCTCCTGACCGAGAAACTCTTTTCTAATAGCTTGGATTCCTTCAAGTCGCTCCCCAGACACCCCACCAAATGATGACTCAGCACCCATAAACTTCTGATATTCCGGCGTTCCGGGGGCATAGCCAGCAGCGATCGCTTTTAAGTGCTGCGTTCTAAAACCCTCAGTAAGTGTGGATGTTGTGTCAAATAAAAGCTCCGCCGCCTCTTTTGCCATTGACGGGTTTTCTTTTACAAGATTTGCGGCAATTGTAAGCTGTCGCTTTCTTGACGGGTCTGTTTCTTTTGCTGCGGCTAATTCAAGCGCCTCAGCCGTTCTATTCCCCTGAGTCCGTAGCAGCCTCATGCCCTGCTCGGTTTCAATTTGACTTTGCAGTGATTTCGCTAAATTAGCGTCAGGATTAAGGCGCATAGCGTTAAAACCGATGGCTAATTGCTTTCGATTAATTGGGTCTGACAGGTAATCAATTGCGCCCCTACCAAGTCGAGACAAAAGGCCGGGCTGTTGAACCGCACCCCTTCCGGATGTTGGCCCACCAGACACAGATTGCAAGGCGGGAGCGTTCATCGCCGCCATCATTCTTTGAACCTCTGGGTCTGCCATCTTTAAGTCACGCTGCGGAACCGTAACCGGCTGCAGCTGTGCCGCAGTCGGGGCTGTCTGAGGGCTTGGCGGTCTGCTAGGGAACGGCGCGTTAACGAAATCAAACGGCGCTGGCGCTGATTGCTGCCTAGGATTCAGCGCGTTTACCAGAATGTCCAATAATGCCATGTTACGCCCCTGCAGCCATCAGCTTCAAAATGGTCATCAACCCACCGCCCTGATTTTGGCTCATCATGTCTTGCGCGGTCATGCCCATGTTAGGCACAGATCCGCCTAACAATTCCATCCTTCCTTGGGAGCCGCCTTGCATATTGTTTCCGCCGATCGCACCAACTACCCTCATGATTTGGTCAAACGTATCAGGCGATGCATCAACAAGCTGAGGCATTGCTGGAGACATTTGCGGCGCGGGTTGCGAAAAGGGGCCGCCTGTATCTACCGGAGACATAAGAGGCTGATCTGCCATCTGTAGTGCCTGACCGCCGCGCTGTATTTGTCTGGTAGCCATTGAGTCTCGGATGCCACCCTTTTCCATGCCCATTTCAATTAACTTCATGAGTCCCATTGCTGGCGTCATGATATACCCCCATAGTTCACGCGGTAGTAACCATCTGGAAATTCAATAACAAGATCCGGTCTGGTTTCCAGAACCTCTTGAGCGAGTACACCCATGTCAGAGCCTGTCTTACCAAGAACGGATTTGGCTTGCTTCTTCCACTCCCACGCATACAAGTTATAACCGCCCGGGGTCTTTCCGACCCTGCGGATATTCTTTTTAAGTCTAACGTCCGAGCCAAGGAGCATTGACGCCCATCCAAACAAGCCCGGATCGCTTGTAGTGGTTTGTGATTGCGGTGCCTGAGTGACACCCAATGCTTGAGCAAGATACCCAAGCGCAGTTCCGGGCTGCCCTTGATACTGACCAAACTGGCCTTTGCTCGCATCAATGATTTGCTGCTGAAGCATCTGCTGTAGCAGACCTTGCTGTTGCATACCCTGCAACGCAGTTTGCGCCTGCGTAAAGCCAAGATTCCCAAGATTGGCGAGCTGAGTGCCAGCGCCCAATCTCATGCCAGCGCCTTGTAGTCCAGCAGATTGATTTGCGAGAGCGGCTTGCAGTTGCTGCTGACTTAAACCGCTTCTAGCGGCGTTCATAGCGGCCTGATTCGCAAGTGACGCTTGCAATCCAGCTTGCTGATTAGCCATGCCTGCTTGCAATCCTGTGGCCTGATTAGCGAGAGCAGCCTGCAGCGCCTGCTGCGCGTTGAGCGTTCCCGCTTGCTGCCGTCTTGCAACGTCCTGCTGTGCAAGCTGTGCAGCCGTAGTGAAGCCCTGCTGCCGCAATTGACCACCCGTCCTTGCCTGCTGCTCTAGCGCGTTACGGGCTATCTCAGCCTCCATAAGAGCGCCCCTTGAGCCACCGAACGCACCAGCGGCCTGTGCTTGTGCCGCAGCCTGATTAGCTTGCATCAAACGGTTGCGCTCAATGTCAGCCATTGACTGATCTATAACCTGAGTGGTGTAAGGGTTATAGAACCGCTCGATATCTGCCTGAGTAGTTTGCGCGGCCTCCATGCTAGATGGCGCAACACGATCAAAGCCAAGGTTAAACCCTGTCCCTATGGTAGAAGGATCATAGCCGGTAGCGGCAACATTCATAGGCTGATAGCCCATGATGTCCCTTGCGCCAGCCATAGCGTCATAGATGCTTTGAGAGGACGCTTGAAACATATTTGGCGTTCCAGTTGTCTGCCCTGCTGCCGGAGATACCGGAACCCTGCCGCCCGTTTCGTCGGGGATTACTGGATCTGGTTTAGTGGGTACCCCTATCTGAAAGTCAGGTTTTGCTACACCAGCATTTCCGCCCTTACCACCGCCTCCGGTCATTGCGCCGGGAGGAAAGCCACCGCCTGCTATTTGGGAGGCTCCGGGCATGGCAGGGCCGCCAGAAGGAAGTTGTATTTCTGGCATTTGACCGGGGTTAATACCCGGGGCCACGCCTTGCAGCCTGCCACCCATCGCTTGCATTCCCATTAGATAAACCTCCCCATATTAAAGTTAGGAGGCCACGGTAGATAGTCTGGGTATCCGGGCGGCCTTCCATCCTGCCCCGTTGATGGGAAGTTTGGATTGGTTTCTTCAGTACCGTAGGGGGCAAAAAACTTGTTGTATTGGGCTGCCTGCCTTGGATTCCTCGCCTCAAACTCTGCCCTAGCCTGCTCAAATAGATCGCCAGAGCTATATCCCCTAATGCCACCGGCAAACTCTTGTGCTTGAGGTATTCCGGCTAATGCATCACCACCGGGAGCAGCAAGCCCATAGGCCGCAGCAGCATCATAAGCACCCTGCATACCAGCCTCTTGCATAGGGGAAAAGGCCGCAACATCAGGCCCGTAATAAGGCATATAGCCTATCTCCCCCATCGCTGATGCTTTGCGTAAGTTCTCTTGCATGGCCCTTTCAGCCCACGCTGGAATCTCCACCTTGGTAGATTGGCTTCCGCCTTTGCCGCCGCCGCCCATATTAAATTTCCTTCGCTAAACTTGTTAAAAAGGGCTTATACCCTTTCTCATCCAAAACTTTTTGCCAGCCCTTACGCCCAGCAACGCTTATTATCGTGCAGCCATGTATCTTGGCGTAATAAACAGCCGACTCATCCATATCGACTATCGTATCCATGTTGCCACCAGCCAAGAAAATGTGAAACGCCCTCTTTCTTGGGTACACGATTATCTCCGTAACCGCACAAGCATCCTCAGCAGGCCAGAACTGCATTGTCCCCGTTTTAACCGCATAAACGATGTCTTCAAATTCATGGGTGTTCCCACCCCTATCAAGAGCCGCTTGAATCCACGGCCTGCATCGTTCTAATTCTGCGTCAAGCTCTTCCATTATACCATTAGCTATTGGCTTATTCTCACGATACTCAGCGTTGTAGATGGCGCAGCAGGCTCACTCGCAATCGAGCTTGCTATGGCCTCCAGCTTGCCGCTGGCATCATCTACGGCTGCCATAGCCTCTAGGTAGTCCCCTGCGCTTACCGTGAATAGAGATGTCCTAGAAACTACCAGCGCCGCGTTATTCTGGTGTAGCGCATTCCTCATGGTGCTGTTGGCGACGTTAGATCCATTCAGTCTAGGCCAAAATGCAAAATTGACTGTGCTAGATGACGTTGACGATATCTGAGCCGAGAAAGATATAAGATACTTCCCTGCCTCATCAAAGGTAATCTGACTGCCAGAAATGCTTAATCCCGCATTTTGCCCGTTTGCCGTGTAGCTCAATGCCGTAGCTGTATTAGCTGTAAATGTCACATTCGAGCCAATGTAAAAAAACCCATACCCGTCTGCTAATACAATCTGGCGAAACTCATTGTTTTTGGAGACAACTGGGTAGCCATCTGTATCCCAAAGGATAATTCCGTCATTTGCCGCCTTATCATCTGCGTCCTGAAAGGCAATGGTTGACCTAACCCTAGTCAGGTAATCCGACAGATCCTCAGCCCATTGATTTGGGTTGTCTGGCGCGTAGGGTGGTGGGCGCTCTCTACTCAACGCCTGCCTCCCCCATAAGCCCTAATACGCAAATCTCCGAAACGCCAGTTATTACCCTCGCCACCGTCAATCCGCAGCTTCATCTGTCGCCCGGTAAACCTAACGCTTATTGGATTTGCTGGGTTATACGGCCCGTGAGTTGTCTCGGTATCATTGGGATAAAACTTAGTTTTGAACTTCAACGATACCTCACCCTGCGTATCTTCTTCTGGTATCACCTCTGTAATGCGAGCAACAGTGTCTCCATCAGCAAAATCAATTGGGCCAGACTCTAAGAATACCGCCGCGCTCTCATGCCCGTAGCCGGTTTCATGCCGATACGCTGCGCTGTTTGCCACCCACCACGGCTCTTGGAATGGGCCGCTATCAACTCCGGTTGATCTCGTTAGATCACCAATCAGCCAATGATTCTCTCTGTAATCATAGGCGACATACTTGTTACACTCATCAGCGCCATTTGCTGGGTAAAACCACCAGACCTCATTAAACTTTTGATTGGCAACGCACCAGCCGTGGCTGACCTTAGATCTATTAAGCTCCGTAAATACCTTGTCATGAACCTCACAAGGCAGCACCCGAGCTTGTGTCCCGTCATAAAAGAAAAAGTTGTTTTTGCCCATCCAAAACGCGCTAGGGCCAACAGATGCCAGCATATTCTTACCGACAAGACCGCATGAGTCCCCAATCTTTTGGAAGCCAAAGACCGTAGGTGGCCCCTGATAGGTCGCCGTCCAGCAGTCCGTAGTGGTGAGCAGTAACGTCCTGCCGCGCACTGAAACGCCAGCGACTATAGATCCTGATGTTTGTAGCTCTATGTCGCCAGCCTCATTAATGACACTTGGCTGCCATTCATACAAATTTTCTCTGTCGCACCACTGCACCTTGCGGGGATTGCCTCCAGCCCTAAGCGCGAAAACAAATCTTTCTGCGGTAACGACAAGGCCGTAATTACTAGTCGGCACTTCAGTGGGGTTAGCCGTAGTTCCATCAGCAATATCCACAACAAGCGCATTTGCCGAAACCTTAGTCATCGGGGTTGTTGTTGGGGCTAAAGACCATGCAGACATATCCAACTCATAGATATGCCCATCAGAGTTAGAGACTGCTAACAAGTCTTCACCCCAGTTTGCCAACGTCCACACGGTCGCCTCTGCAATCGTGAAGTCTTCCTCACGCTCTACACCGTAGTTCCCACTTCCATAGGTGCTACCACCGTAACCTGTGTTTTGTGACGCCTCCGCAGTTCCTGACGGTACCGGGCTTGGTGTGATGTCGTAGGAAGATCCATTCCCATCAATAATCGCAATGCGATTGTAGGATGCGGCTGCAAAATATGGATTATTGGAGTTGTTCACCCATGTATGGCTTGCCCGGTACTTCCTGTCTTTCTTGTACACCCGAAACTTTGATATGACACCCTCAGCATCTGTGTAAACAGAAAACCCACTATTTGCTGCGCTAGTCAGTGGATTGCCGGTAGTTATTTCCTGCGTAATTTTAGTTACGCCATCTATATCTGCGGTGGTGATTGCTGTTCCAGATACGCCATCTAGCTTTGGCATGATGGTGCCAGACACTAATGACTCAACAGTAATTTCCACAAAATATGTTGTGGCAGCCTCTAAAGATGCAGATGCATCCCGAAACACCTCGCCAGTGCCATTGATGTCAAAGTTTATCTCTCCATCAGTAGTATCCTGACTAATAGTCCCGGTTCCACTAGCAAGCGTCACAGACCATCCGGTTGCGCTAGTAAAGTCGCCGTTAGTGATTAGCTGCTCAACATCAGCAAAGTATGTCCAGCCACCAATTGGCTGCGCGGAGTTGTTAGTCCACCGCACAAGGCTGGAATCTAACCAGCGACCCTTAGAGTCTAGCTCGTTGCCGTGATTGTAAATCCCAGCAGGTATGTCAACTTTGACAAGCGGCATTAGGCAGTGAATCCAACGAATGACCCGTAAAGTTGCGACCCGACTTTCCACAGTTGCACCCAATTGTCATTGGTTGCGTGAAGGCTGGGCGCACTACCATAAACCCACTTCATCGTAGGCCATGTAACCGTGTCAGTCCCTACGGATGATATCTGCAAGGTAACAAACTGACCGGCAGACAAACTGTCAGTGATCGTCACGTTGCCCGTCATAGCAATTGTTTGAATGGTGCCATTTGCCGCAGAGATATTAACTGTGCCTGATGCTCCGGCGCTGTACACCTCTTCTGTGATTGAGCCATTAATATCAAGAGACACAACGGCAGTCAGCGTAAGGGCATCTGCTGTGATGCCGTCAATGTTAATGTCAGCGCCACCTCCATTAAGAATGGTGTCCAGCGATGTCCAATTGCTATTTAGCTTTGTACCCCACGCATTGGCATCTCCACCAATTGACGGAAGGTTAAAGGCAAAGTTTGTTGTCGTACTCATGTCAAATCTCTCTTGCGATGCTCTATTTTACACCGTGTTGGTTGATGGGTATTGTCTGCTTTGACCGGGCCATATCAACCTCACCGCGCCATGATCTCCAGCTAGACCAGCGTATCCAGCGTCTGGGTTTAAATATCTAGCACCAGCCCTTGATGGCGCACCGCCTCCATAGCCCGTAGTGCCGCCACTTACGCTTCCGTTTGATGATCCAACCCCACCATCTACAGCATTAGGGCCGCTACCTTCGCCGCCCTCGCCACTGGCTCCTTCGCCAAAAATCGCTGTGCCTCCACCATCCCCTCCGGTTCCCGGGATGTAATAAGATCCGCCAAGGGTGCCTGATGATCCGCCGCCACCAGCGCCGCCAGCACCATCAGCGCCATAATCCTGCTGATAATCACCACCAGATCCACCTACGCCAGAATATCCTCCAGCGCCTCCGCCACCATTTCCCTCGCGGTTATCGGCACCCAATCCTCCAACTCCGCCAGCATTAGAGTCTGACGATAAAGCGTCCCCATCAATGTAAACGGAATCTTGCGATGTAGAGTTTACCCCGCCTTTTCCGCCCGGGGCGCGAAACAACAAGGTTCCGCCGCGAGATATTGTTGTGGAGCTTCCATGCCCACCGGGATAGCCGCTAGAGGAATATGCGCCAGCAGTACCTCCTGCGCCCACAACTACGGTCAGCGTTTCACCTGCGGTAACAAGAAATGTCGCGTAAACCAACGTGCCGCCTGCGCCACCCTCGACAGTGCTGCCGTAATAGTTGGCAGAGCTTCCTCCACCACCACCAATCATAACGGCAGAAATCATGTTCACGTTGTCGGGAACGGTAAAGCTATAGCTACCAGCAGCCGTGTATGCTTGCGCCCCGTCAGACGCCAATCCTTGACCAGCAATCAACGCCCTAAACATTATCCCAACCCCTCATCATTTCTCTCATGCGGCATAAGCGCGTCCGTCCAGCTTGCTGACCCCTCTGCAACATTTATCCAAGAATCTACAGGCTCCGCTGCATTAGCCCACGCATCTACCGGCTCTGCTTCTAGCTCCCACTTAATCCTAGCGGCGATCAGGCCAGAACTAAGCGACCCAGATTGCAGTCCGTAGAACAGCCGCCTGCCAGCAGCAAAATTGCTTGCAGACTCTCCAATGATCTTTGACGCCCTTGAGGACAGAAATACGGTAGGCGATACACTAGTAGATGTTGGATCTGTATCAACATAACCATCAACCCAGTAACCATCTTGCGCGTATACTGCGTTTGACAAGAATCCGACGCTTGCCAACTTCCTTGTAACGCCAGCATTGGTCGCAGTATTTTCAGCGGCAGCAAGCCCGGCGTAAGCGTCGTTCCCCATAGCC